GAGCCTGATGTGCAGGCTGATCTTTCGCGAGAAGTAAAGCTCAAAGGAGTCGCAGACCTGATCGCGGTCGCCGTCGCCAGGGATTTCGTAAGGATTGCCCCATTCGCTGCGACGGTCAATCTGTACAAAGCGGGAACTTGAGCGAGCCCACCGCAGCAGCATTTCATCGCCAGTGTTGTGCATGTTGGCGACTACTGTTCCGCCGGCCTCGACAATCTTGCGGCGGTTGTACTGGTCAGCAGGCCACTTCAGTTCTTCCGGCGGCGGCTGGTTCATTGCCCGCTCCTGCACTTCCCGATAGGCGCGATGCAGTGGAATTGCGCCACGCTCCACTTTTTCGGCTAGATCAGGCGCGGCCTTGGTGACTGCTTTGGCCATCTGAACAGACCTGCCGCTTGCGCCCACCACGGCTGCAGCCTGGTCGCGAGCTTTGGGTGCTGGTGGGGCGGGTGGCTGAAGCTGCTTCTGCAGTTCAAGCGCTACGACTGCCCTTTGCCCAGGAAAAAGCTGCGGCGCTGGCTTATCGGACGACGCCGTCGATGGCGGGATCAAACATTGTGGCAGTTTTGCCACAATGTCTTCCACGATGTCTTGAGGCTTGGGCGCCAAGTCAGTTCTTTGCCCTTGACGTTTCTTCGCGTCAGCCGCAAACAGCTCCTCAACCTTCAGCGCCACCATCGCCTTTTGGCCTTGGTTTAGGTGGCGCCTGTGCAGGTTTGCGCTCAGGCTGAACTGCACGGGGTCGTCGCCGTCGTACGTCTCCAGTACCACCTCCTGGTGGGTGCGGTAGCAGGCGATCAGCCGGTTGCGACCGTCAATCAGCGAGCCGTCGTGCCAGACAATGATCGGCTGCTGTAGGCCGCGTTCCTTGATGTCATCGCACAGGGCGGCCAGATCTTCCCCGTCAACCATCGGGAACAGATCAGCCGCCGGGTGGATGCCGGTGATCTCTGGGTAGTGGGGAAGAATCGCTCCCCAATCCATTGTCATTCAGAATGCCGGCAACCTCGGCCGGTCGATAGGGCACACCCGGCCAAAGGCCAGGAGCGGGGGCGGTCGTAACCCGTCCTTGTTCCGCATTGCTAAACCATACTGCCTGCGACTGTGAAGCCGCAACCCTGCGGACCCTTAGCGCATGGGGTGGAGCTCTCCCGCTTGCACGCGCCCAATGCAGGACGACTCCCCGGTGCCAACGCGTGTCCTCGATGGGACCCAGACAGCTGAGAGGCCCGGTTGCCCACCGCTTGGTCCGGGCAGTGGCAAGCATCAGCAGGGAGCGGAAGCGGGCTCCGCTCAAATCTTAGCGCTGTGGCTGTGGTTTCGCAGCGCTGTGGATCCTATGCTCTGACGGTTCACGCGCCCACGCCATGCCCTCTCAGGCCTCAGGACCGCCCATCCGCACCCATCGGGCCATGTCCATGGTGTTCCCCGAGTACCTCGCCCAGCACGTAGACCGGCAGGCCGAACGCCAGACCTGCAGCCGCGCGGCCTACATCCGTCGCTTGGTCCTTGAAGACTTCGAGCGCAAGCAGGCCCAAGCGGTAGCGGCCTGACGCATGGCCAGCATCCTTGACGCCGCAGCGGGGCGCTGGCCTCAGCTGCTGATGGAGCTTGGCGGCCTTACAGCCGAGCAGCTGAGCGACAAGCACCAGCCTTGCCCCGCATGCGGCGGCACCGATCGCTACCGCTGGGACAACGACGACGGGCCTGGCGGTTTCTACTGCAATCGCTGCGGTGGCAAGAACCACCAAGGCGGGGCCGGCAGCGGCATCGACCTGCTGATGCGCGTGCGCGGCTGGAGCCTCCAGGATGCCTCCAGCGCAGTTGAGCGGCACCTTGGCCTCGCTGCACCGGTCCCACCGCCGCCGACCGCCGGCGCTGAGCACGTCTGGCGCTATTCCGACACCTTCATCGTCTGCCGGTTTCCCGAGAAGCGCATCCGCCCCCTCTGGTGGGACGGCACTGCATGGCGCTGGAAAGCCCCGCCTGACCCCAGGCCTCTCTACTGGGCACGCCGCGAGCTCGGCGCCGAGGTGCTCATCACCGAGGGTGAGAAGGCTGCCGACGCTGCCGCTCAGCTGTTTCCCGCCCATGCCGTCTGCACCTGGGCATCAGGCTGCAAGGCCATCGACAAGGCCGACTGGCAGCCGCTCCGCGGCCGAGCATGCGTTCTATGGCCTGATGCCGATGACGTAGGCCGGCAGGCCATGGCCAAGCTGGCCAGCCGCCTCCTAGCCCTCGGTTGCACCGTGCGGGTCGTCACCGTGCCGGCAACACAGCCACCCGGCTGGGATCTGGCTGATGCCATCGCCGACAAATGGACTCCAGCGATGACCGCCAAGGCACTTGCCAATGCCAAAGCAGTTGAGCCCCCGGCTGCACCTCAGCAGCCCGAGCCGTCACCAGCCGCCGTACCGGTTGACCCGCTGCTATCGGCGCCGTTCACTTGCCTGGGGTTTGACGACGGCGGCTACTTCTACCAGCCCAACAACACCGGCCAAGTGGTGCGGCTTGGCCGGGGCAATCACACAGGCACCCACCTTGTCTCATTGGCGCCATTGGCGTACTGGGAGACCCTGTTTCCCAATAAAAACGGCGTCAACTGGACTGCCGCAGCTTCTTCCTTGTTTGACCAGCAGGCTTCAGTTGGCGTGTTTGACTCTGACCGGATCCGTGGCCGTGGCGCTTGGTGGGATGACGGCCGCGCCGTCTTGCACCTTGGCGATCGCCTTTTGGTCAATGGCGTGCTGCATCCAATCTCAAGACGACCACCTTCGCGCTTCAACTACCAGCGGCTGGCCACGATCGACCTGCCCACCGACATCAAGCCGCTCAGCGATCACCAGGGTGCCGAGATCCTTGACATCGCCTCGCGCTTCCTCTGGGAGGTGCCAGCCTCCGGCCTGCTGCTGGCCGGCTGGGCTGCCCTAGCCCCCATCTGCGGCTCCCTCCAGTGGCGTCCGCACGTTTGGCTCACTGCCAGCGCCGGTAGCGGCAAGAGCGCCATCCTTGAGCGGTTCTTGGGCACCCTGCTCAAAGGCATTGCCCTTTGGCCGTTGGGCTCCACCACTGAGTCCGCAATCCGGCAGGAGCTCAGGGCCGATGCGAAGCCCGTGATAATGGACGAGGCCGAGAGCAACGAGGCCGGCGACCGCAAGCGCATTCAAGAGATCCTTGCGCTCGCCCGGGTGGCGAGCAGCAGCAGCGGCCGGGGCTTTGTGGGCCGGGGTGGTGCCGATGGCGTAGCGCAGCGCTTCACCGCTCGGGCCATGTTCCTGCTGTGCAGCATCAGCACCGCCCTGAAGCAGGGCGCCGACTCCAGCCGGTTTGCCCAGCTCACCCTGCGGAATCCGAACGTCCTGGCACTGGACCAGCGCCGATCTCACTGGGACGCCCTCGATCGGGACATGACTGCGTTGATCACCCCGGAGGTGGGGCACCGCATGCTGATGCGATCGGTGCAGCTGATTCCGGTCATCCGCGACAGCGTGGCCGTGTTTCGCCGGGCTGCAGCGCTGCGGTTCGACAGCCAGCGACAGGGTGATCAGTACGGCACCCTCCTGGCTGGTGCCTGGTCACTGATGAATGCCCAAGTCGCCACCGAGGCCGACGCCTATGCCCTAATCGACAGCAACGACTGGGCTGCCTACCGGGAGGCCGCTGAGCAGCCCGATGAGGAACGCTGCCTGCAGCACATCCTTCAGCATCAGCTGCGGGTGGAAGTGGAGCGCACCGAGATCAGCGCCGGCAAGGTGTTCAGTCGGAATGCCGTCGTGACCCGGACCGTCTGGGAGCTGGTGGAAGCCATCCGGGGTAACGCCGAGCCCGCCGACGTGCCAGCTGAGGCCGCTGAGGCGCATCTGGGCCGGATCGGCATCCGCGTGATGGATGGGCGGCTGGTGATCGCCAATACCGCGCTGGGCCTTCAGAAGCTGCTGGCCAACACCGCTTGGTCCCACAGCTGGCCCACGGTGCTGTCCCGCCTGCCCGGCGCAACGAAAGCGGGCAAGGTGCGCTTCAAGGGCATGGCCGACAGCAGCCGGGCTGTCTCGATGCCGCTTGAAGGGGGCTGATCCTGTTCCGTTCTTGGCCAAGCGGAACAGAAACATCCCTCGGCGGAACGCCGAAACCCATTGCGGACACTGGATTTGTCCCAAATGTTCCGCTTGTTCCGCTTTCTTGGAGGAAACAGCCCCATAGGGATAAGGCACCTAGAAGCCCTGGTTCCAGTTTTGGAGGCCTCTTATTAAATATCTATTTCTCTATAGAGGTGGAACAGTGGAACAAGGGAGGGCAAACCGCAGTGGCGGTCCGGCATCTGACTCGTTCCGCTTTCTGTTCCGCTCCCTCTGAAACCGGCACAGGCGGAACAGGCACGGCAAACCGCCCTCGCATCTGATGTGGTTGCACAGCCGCAGCGCTACAGTTCTGCTATCAGGGCTGCCGGGTAGCGTGGCTCTGCCGGGTCGGTCCCATCCGTAAGGACGGACGCGGTGAGCGGGTTTCATTGGGGCCTGCTCTGAAACCGTACCGAAGGCCCGGTTTCACTCGGGTTGGGGCTGGCCTATGGCTGGCCCCTTCTCATTGGGCTATGATGTGCATGTCCGGCAGAGGTGTCGGGCGAACTCAATGACTGAACTACCCATGAAGACCATCGCGTCGCCCGCCTGCCCTGGCGGGGATCCCTTTGCTTCCGAACTGGAGCGCATGCTCTGGGAAGCCGGCTATCCCATCCACTACGACACCGTGGCCGAAGCTCAGGCCGCTGTCGAAGAGCTCCGGCGCATGCCTGAGTTCTCCGGCTTCCACTTCGAGGTGAGGGCCTGATCATGTCCGTCACCGTTGCTGAGCTCGCTCCTGGCCTCGCTCACGAGATGACCGAAGCAGCTCAGTTCATCTGGGCCGACATCGAGATGATGAGCGATGCACCTGACTACGACGACCCCGTCGTGCAGGCCATCACCAAAGACCTCACCCGCACTGCACGCCGTCTCCAGTCCCTCGCCGCTGCTCTTGCGGCACTCGCCTAGCCCCTGCCACACACCACAGGCCCCGGCGCTTGCTGGGGCCATTACTCCGCTTTGCCCTCATGTACGACTCCAACGATCCGATGTTTGTTGTTCTGCGGGCCATTGAGGCCACAGACAAGAACTTTCATCCCGGCTACGCGGCAGAACATCCCGAGCTGGTGGCGGCCCTGGTTCAAGCACATGCCCTGCGTGACCTTGCCGATGCGGTCCGAGAAGCGGGCTTTGCCATCACTCAGGCGCTGCCCGACTGACCCGCAGCGCTGTGGTTCCACAACAGGCAAGCTATGCTCACAGCACCCCACACCACACCGCATGCTCACCGGCGCTGATCTGCTCGCCAAAGTCCGTGACCTCGGCCAGCAACCCCGTGATGTCATCGCCATCGCCTGCGGTTACACCCGCAAAGACGGCAAAGCTGCCTTTACCCAGTTCTTCGAGGCTCTCAACGCTGCTCACGGCCTCACCCTCGCTCCCGTCAGCACCGCTAAGCCCAAGGGTCGCGGCAAGCCCCTCGCCTGGAATGTCGCAGTGAGCAAGACCGGCGTCATCCCCATCTCTGCCGGCTACAGCACCCTGCTGGGCCTGCAGCCCGGTGACCGGGTGGACATCGCACACGATGCCGCTACCGGCACCCTCAAGCTCTCTAAGGCCGCTGCACGGCCCGTAGAGGCCGCTCCGGTGGTGGTCACGCCCTCCGCGCCCATCCCGGCCCCTGTGGCCGCTCCTGAGCCCGTTCCCGCCCCTGTGCGGGAGTTGGCGCCGTTCTGATCCTCCGTGGGGCTGGGTGACTGGCCCCTGAAGCGATGGCAACCCCGAAAAGTACCGTCGCCGAGTCTGAGATCAGAACTCAAGCCATTGCTGATCTCCTCGCAGGTGGCGCCACCCGCATGCACTGCATGCAGCACGCCGCAGCAAACTGGGGGATCAGCACTCGGCAGACGGATGAATACATCGCTCGCGCACGTGAGCTGCTACGTGCAAATTGGTCCAACGTTCAGCGCGAGCAAATGGTCGCTGAACTGCTGACCCAATACGCAACCCTTCAACAGAAGGCGATGGAGCAAAACCATCTCGCAGTGGCCTTGGGCTGCATCAACAGCGCTGCCAGGCTTGCCCAGCTGGTGACGTGACCCTCCCGTGGCTGGATCGCACCGGCTCTGTCCTGGTGGGTTCCGGCGGCCCGCAGACCGACATTGACGCAGACCAGCTGCTAGCCACCATCACCGCCGACCTGCACCCCGGCCAGGCGGCATTTGTACACGACCAGGCCACCGAGATCATCGGCGTCTCCGCCGGCTATGGCGCCGGCAAAACCCGTGCCCTCTGCGCCAAGGCCGTCAGCCTCGCGCTGGCTAATCAGGGCTTCCTCGGCTGCGTCATGGAACCCACCGGCCCGCTCATCCGCGACATCTGGCAGAACGACTTTGAGGCCTTCTTGGAGGGCTACGACATCCCCTACAGCTTTCGTGCCTCACCCCTGCCGGAATACGTGCTGCACCTGCCCGGCGGCGACACCAAGATCCTGTGCCGGTCCTTTGAGAACTGGACCCGCATCATCGGCCTGAACCTCGCCTGGGTGCTGGCCGATGAGATTGACACAGTGACGCCGACGATCGCCAACAAGGCATTCCCGAAGATCCTCGGCCGCCTCCGCTCCGGGAACGTGCGCCAATTTGGCGCGGCATCCACGCCGGAGGGCTTCCGCTGGATGCACTCGACCTTTGCCAGTGAGGATGCACAAGGCCGGACCGATCGCCGGCTGATCAAGATGCGGACCGCAGATAACCCGCACCTGCCCCCGGACTTCATTGAGCGGCTCCGCGCCAACTACGACCCGAACCTCCTCAAGGCCTATCTAGAGGGCGAGTTTGTCTCGCTGACCACCGGCCAGGTGTACGACCGCTTCAACCGTGAGCATCACGTCATCCCTTGCAACTGGGACGAGCTGGAGGGCGAAACCATCCTGATGGGCTGCGACTTCAACGTCGGCAACACCAACGCATGCCTTGCTGTCCGCCGTGGCCGGGAGCTGCACGTGTTCGACGAAGTGGCCGGCGCCCATGACACCGACGCGCTGGGCCAAGAGATCCGCCGCCGCTACCCACAGGCCCGGATCTTGGGCTATCCCGACGCTTCTGGCACCGCTCGCAGCACCAACAGCAGCCGCAGCGACGTGGCCATCCTGCAGAGCTACGACATCAGCAACCAAGCGCCTAAGGCGAACCCGCCGGTGCGCGATCGCGTGGCTGCCGTGCAGGCCATGCTGGAGGCTGGCACCGGAGAGCGCCGGTTGTTCATCGACCCGCGCTGCAAGCGGCTGATCGAGTGCCTGGAGCTGCAGAGCTACGACGAGGCAGGGGCTCCAGATAAGGCCGCTGGGTATGACCACATGTGCTTCACCGCAGACACTCTGGTGAAGACGCCTGATGGCCTGATGCCCATTGCCTTACTGCCGTCTTCTGGTCAGATCATGGGGCCATTTGGCGCTTGGGTCAGCTACCGCAACGCCCGCAAGACTGGTGCCGCGAAAGACGTGCTCTCGGTGCTCCTTTCCAATGGATGCGTTGTAAGATGTACCCCAGAGCATCAATGGCTCACCTTGGAGGGGCAATGGATTCAAGCGTCTTGGCTTACGCCTGGAACCCGGCTGATGTGCCGGAAGTCGTCAGCCCAACCAAGCAGGTCTTTTGCGGCGAGGCTTACTACCTCTGCGGCTTCTACTTTCAGCGCAATGGTCGCCGCCTGCATCGCGCTGTCTGGCAGGCCATCAATGGGGAGATCCCTGACGGCTGCCATATCCATCATCGCGACGGCGATCGGACAAACAACCACCCGAGCAATCTGGAGTTGCTCACGTCTGCTGAACACCTGTCGCACCACTTCCAAGAGACAGCAGAGGAACGCATTGCCCGCTGGAACAACGGCCTCAGGGAGCAGGCTCAGGCTGCTGCTGTTGAGTGGCACAAAAGCGCTGCCGGCCGTGGCTGGCATTACCTGCACTACCTCAAGACCGCCGACAAGCTCCATCAACGAACAGGTGGAATCAAGCAATGCGATGCCTGCGGCGAGGAGTTTGAGGCCCTTAACCACCGCTCACGGTTCTGCAGCCCTGCCTGCTCAGCAGCTCACCGGCGCCGCTCAGGCGTTGACGACGTTGAGCGAGCTTGTGCGCTCTGCGGCGCAACCTTCATCGTCAACCGCTACGCACGCAAGGAGTGCTGCTCCAAGAGCTGTGGCGTCAAGTACGGCCATCAGCGTCGTCGCGGTGTGGAGCAGCATGCCGGCTGATGTCTACTGCCTGAGCAGCGAGGTCGGATCGTTCGCGCTGGCATGCGGGCCTGTCGTCAGCAACTGCGACGCCCTCGGCTACATCGTGCACCGCACGTTTGAGGTGGGCCGTGCGATCACCGGAAAAGCCGTGCGTGGTGTCCGCCTCTACTAGCGTTTCTTGCGCTTCTTGCTGACCTTGGCGGCCTCGCTCAGCGCGATGGCGATGGCTTGCTTGCGGCTCTTTACCTTGGGGCCTTTCTTGGTGCCGCTGTTGAGGGTGCCGGCCTTGAACTCACGCATCACCTTCGACACCTTGGCTTCTGCCTTGGTCTTCTTCTTGGCCATGCCTACAGCGCTGCGGTCATAGGTTGCCCGGAAACCTAGGGCACAAGTAGACGTGCCATGCAGCCTGGCGAAACCCTGATCACTGCCGGCAACGGTGATACCCGTTACGCACGCTTTCAGCCGGTGACGATGGGCGGCGCTGGTGGAGCTGGTGGCTTCAGGTCGCTCCGAGTCTATGAGCCTGGTTTGTCTTGGACAAGACAAGAGCCACGCTGGCGGTTGATCGAGCATTTATGCGAAGGCACGCTCGGCATGCAGCGGAGCGGTGAGCAATATTTGCCACGCGAGCCCGCCGAGGATTCCGACGCCTACGCCAGCCGCCTCCGCCGCAGTATCTGCCCGCCGTACTACCTGCGCCTTGAGCAGATGCTGGCCGGCATGCTTACGCGCAAGCCGATCCGCCTCGACAACGTGCCCGATCCAATGGTCGAGCAGCTCTATGACGTGGACCTGACCGGCAGCGGGCTGGATGTGTTCCTGCAGCACCTGGCACGCCTGTGCATTCGCTACGGGCATGTGGGCGTGCTGGTGGACTATCCCAGGGGCGACGAAGGCGACGCCAGCCCGGTGACGGACTTCTCTCGCCCGTACTGGTTGCCCTACGCACCCCGCGACATCCTCGGCTGGCGCACCGACGTGGTGGGCGGCACGCAGAAGCTGACGATGCTGCGCCTGCGCGAAACGCTCACGGTGCCTTACGGCGAATGGGGCGAGGAGATGGTCGAGCAGGTGAGAGTGTTGGAACCGGGCCGGTTCCGCGTCTACCGCCTGCAGGCCAG